GAGGCGGACACCGACAAAGTCAACGTGCCAGCGGGGTATTCACTTACCCCCGAGGCCACTGTGATAGAGGTTTGGTCTATAGTCCATTGGTTGAGCCCTCGATTTGCCCAATCGGCAAACAACAAATTCAAGGACCGTTTAGCAGTTTTTAAGTCGTAACCGGTTCTAAGCTCTAAACCGCAACGCTCAAAAGCTTCTTCAATGTACTCCGCTACATCAATTTCAAAATTTTTGCTATTACTCGTTGTCATTGTATAGGTTGTCGAATACACGGTTCACATCAAGCACGTAGTCTAAATCAGACTTTGAGTAATGTATGTGCGCCGAAGGCTTAAAATCTGGAGCGCCTGTACCCGTTTCAAACCATGCGGGATGCGTTACGCGGACCCGATTGTTTGGTAATGCAACGATGTTACCTGTCCACTCCCCCGCGTCTAAAAGTTGCAGCACATGACTTTGTTTATGCTGTGCTGGGTCATCTGCTATTTCGCTGTCTGTGTAGTCTACTGTGAAAAGATACTTTGCTGGATACATTTCTCCAGCAATCTTCGCCACCCAAGGGCAAGGTGTCGCCCGATCTAAGACATAAACAGCATGGTGGTGAGAAGAACAATCCCAAGGTTGTGCGTCATGCACCGCCATAAGTTCTGGCCATTCGTTTAAAGGAATGTCCGCAACAAGCGCAGTAATCGGCATTCTCGCCCACATAGCACCTCCGTGTACGGTGTCCTCTTCTTCTCCTTCTGCTTCTATTCCGGTAAAAATAATTTGAAAACTTAGACATCGGCAAGGCATCGTAGTGACACCTATCGCCATAGCGTGCAAAAACTCTCCGTGGTAGCCCTCGTGGTTATGAGTAAATTCCCGGCGGACCCAACACTTAAAATGCGGGATGTTGGATTGTAGGTAGGGCATATTTTACTTATTAGCCGAACCGCCTTTTTTAAAACCACCCGGCATTTGTTTGCCACCGTTTCTCATGCCTTTAGACTTCATAGCGCCGCCCAACCGCATGCCTTTAGACTTCATAGCGCCGCCCAACCGCATGCCTTTGGCCTTCTTAACGGCCCCTCCAGTCTTCATTCCTTTAGACTTTTTAACGGCCCCTCCAGTCTTCATTCCTTTAGACTTCTTGGCTGTTTTTTTCTTAGCCGTTTTATTTTTTGGGGCACCGTTACCCAAATTTACTACAGACATAAACACCTCACAAAAATTTAGTTTTTTTACGTCGGTTTTCCAAAACTGCACCACAACCTCTAGCAATTTCTTGCCGTATTTCGCCGCCTAACGCCATGTTTCTAACCGTAGCGCGTTTGGTATTTTTAACCACGGTTTTACCTTTCTTGCCTTCTTTTTTCTTTTTTCGGGCGGTAGCGGCTCTCTCTGCTTTTGTTAAAGAACGAGCTTTCGCTTCAGGCAAGCATCGATCTGGGTTTTTTTTATCAGGTGAAGTGCCGCACTTACCAACAATATTGCCTTCACTGTCAATACGAACCCAGTTCTGCTTTACCCATTTTTTTAATTCTCCCATCAGCGGCCCTTTCTTTTACCACCTTTGGCTTTCTTGGCATAATTTGGGTCTTTGCAATACTTGCTAGCCGCCAAATTTGCATAAGCAGACGGGTATGTATCAAAGGTACGTTTGGCCCATGCTTTACCTTCCGGGCATATTTTACTGCCTTTGCTTTTTTTTGACGCAGACCCGCCTTTCCGAAAATACGTCAACCCTTTTGGAAGGCTACCCCGCATAATCACCACGCTTTGCAAGACCAGTATCTTGCGGAAAATTTATCTTTTGCGGTGTCGCATTTATGTCGAGCCCGAAAATTCGCCCTTCTACCGGGTTGGTCTTTTTTAATAGACATCTTCGGATCGCCAAAGCGAACCAACTTTATTTCACTACCTTTTTTTGCAAGAACAGCACTTTTCTTGGCTTTACCGGGGGTCCGCTTTGGCTTATTAAAACCTGCAAACGTTTCACCCCGGTATTTGATCCGGCCAGAGGGAAGTCGTTTCGCGTCCTTGGTCGTTGCCATGTCGTGGTCCCTAGCTATTAACTGAAGTCTTTCCTCAGATACAAAATGACAGTGTAGGTGTCGCCACTAGTGTGGCCCACCGTAGTGAAATTAACATCACCCGTCTTGCCTGATCCTGAGTTGTTGGTTAGACCACCAAATTTTGTGTAATCGTGGTCCCCGCTCTGGTTCTCACCTAGCTCGATACAAAACAAATCTGTGGTGGCGTCCCACAAGATTTGTACTTTCATACCAATGCACTGCCACCAGATACGTTCAATCGTGACTCCCGTACAGGTATCACCGTCCGCGCTGGTCTGCAAAGCTGAAACATCAACTTTCGTGACGGCACTTTCACCAGAGCCGTCCGAAATGTTGGTCAGTTTCAAAACCGCAGTTTTTGGGCCGTCCGCTAGCGTTTGTGAAGCTACTGTGTCAGCCATTGTGCAGTCCCCTTACTGATCAGCAAAAGCTGGAGCAGTGGTGCTAGTGACATTTCCCAAAATCTGATAATTAGTAGTGTTCAGACCCATGATGGTGACATCAAAACCAGCAGGTACATTAAATTGAATACTGCTGTTAGAACTGCCATTCGAGAAAACGCTGCTAACTTCGTTGCCATCAGTGTCTAGGAAGGTCACACCGCCGATGTAAAAGTTAGTATTTCCGGGGGTCACGACAAGCGCATCTGTCGCATCCGCCGCACCGCCCGCGTAAACAAACCTAAACATAGAACCAGCAATAGGGGCTGGCAGCGTGTAGGTATTGTCTTGTCCGCCATCTGGGACTAGCAAAATCCTACCACTGTGGGTTGCATTGGTTAGGGTTACGTTTCCGTCAGACAGACTAACAGGGCCGTCACCTAGCGTGGCAACCTCTGTAAACGCACCGGTAGAAGCGTTTTTACTGACGGTTTTGAAGGTGCTTTCAGATCGTACTGCACCTGAAAAAGTTGTATTAGCCATTGTGATCTCCTGTCTTGGCCAGTGTCAGACGCGGGATGCGCCTGTCAGGGATATTTTGAATATACACAAAAAAGAAAGGGGCAACAATGTGCCCCTTCTTTTCGGTAAGTTTTTACAAACTTATGCGCCCGGAGTGCCTATTACAGACCTCCAGTCACTTACACCAAACGAGTAACGTTCGCGCGCTTTAAAGCGCATGTTACCCGTATCAAAGTCCCCTTCCATCGCAGTTTTGATGGGAGTTCTTTGGAACAGTTTGAAACCATTCGGTGCGTCCGTTTTGACAAAAAACGCGTCTGTGTCTGTCAGGAAGTGGTTTACAACCGCTCCTTCGGGCAGCATGCCCATAGACTTCATTGCGTTGGTGTCATTGTCGGCAGTGCCGGGACGCAGTGCTGAGTTCAAAACTCGCTCTGCAATAAACTGCAGTTCTTTTGGAATGATCAGTTTCATTCCGCGAACAGCAATTTTCAAGCCCCGTTCATCGGTAAAGCCTGCAATATCAATCAACATCTGCTCAAGTGATGTCTCATTGAGATCAGAGGCAGTGCCCAAAACGTTCGTTTGATTCCCCGAAACAGACGGGTGATCTGCTGCACACAAAGCCGAACCGTCACCGATTGGGTTACTGGTGCTGAACGCATTGTTCAGTACGCTTGCCGCACGGATCTGTTTGGTTTGTGACATAGAACGCGCCAGCGCACGAGTGTACCGTGCAGCCAACTTGTCGTAGAGGTTATCTTCAATTGCTTCCTCTGTGATGCTGAAAGCCAACGCGATTGTCTCGTGAGAATAACGTGCAGTATATGTTTCCTGCGCGGAATCAAACGAGATTGCGCCGCCTTCTGATTTCACAGGGGCAGTACCGAAGCCCGAAAGCATGACTTCTTCTTCAAACGCTCTGTCTGAAGATTCTTCGTCATAAATTTCGGCGTGTTCCTGATCGTAACGATCATATTCCAGCCCGAACAACGCATTTAGGCCGGGCTCTAGCTCTTTCGCTAATTGTGCGCGAGTAATAGCCATTTAAAGACTCCCGTTAAATGCCAGTTGTCGTGGCAGTGGTTTGTGAATCGAAACGCGCATTCGGAGAGTTGTAGTGTGCATTAATTCGCACAATCAACGGAATACCTGCTGCTGCAAAATCACTGTTAGCGTCGTCATCGACGATGCCCATGATTTTAAGCGGCAACGTAGCCGTAGTTGCGATTGTAGACACACCCAACGCTGAGTTTGAGCGTCCGGTATCCGTGCTGCCGGTCCGTGCAGACGTACCAAGGCTTGCGTTAGCGAAGACTGCGGTTAAAGCAGTTGCTCTATCCGTAATCGATGCGTCGGTTGCGACTTGGAAAGTTTGCAAAGGATTATCAGCAACGAGGGCTTTGACAGGAAAATTTGTGTCAACGCTCACGCTGCCTGATCCGGGCCAATAGTTTATAAAAACGGGCTTTTTCGATACAGAATCTACATATTCAACACCTACCAACACCCCTAACGCCGCTGTCGTACCACCATCAGTGGCTCCAGCTTGATCAATTACACCAGCCGCCGTAGGTACTACGATGCTGAATTGAAAAATAGCGTTAGTGTTGTTGCTGGCAATCTCATATTGAGTAAGGCCGGTTGAATTAGCAGAAGCTCCTACCAATCCGATAGGTCGAAGCCCGTAAGCGGTTTCTTGATTTGCCATGTTTTGCTCCTAAAAGCTTACTTACGAGGACCACCAAAAGTTACACGGGATTGACGTTCTGGTTTGTCAATCACCATAGTTGAGTGTGCATTCTCGCGAAGAACATCCGTTTCAATAGCTTCAATTTGATCTGCGTTCTTTCTTTCAAAATACTCAGTTCGTTCTGCAACTGTTTCCAACGGGATTCTTGCCAGAAGCAACCCGCCAACACCAAACACGCCTTCATACTTCCCTGATTCCACTGTAGGTGCCTCAAAATCCGGGTATTCATCGCGTCGAACAAGCTCGTAACCCTCTCGCATGCGCGAGGAGATATTGGTCCTGTCTTCAAAGCCACGTACTTCTGCACGTATCCAACGATGTTTAAACCCTTCTGGCGCAGGGGGCGAGTCTAGTTTAGACGGTGGACTCCACGGTTTTCTTTTTACCTGTGTAGCCCGGGATGATTTAGCGCGGGAAGTTCTCTTGATTGCATCAATTTCATCTTGTTGATTATCAGTCACTGTCCTTCCTTCACGTATTTCGCGTACTCTTCGAGTGGCACTCCCAGTCTTTTGGCAATCGTCACTTGGCTCGGGGAGAGACGAACCTTTTTGCCGCGTCCTGACGAAGACCTGCCACGAGAAACTCCCGCTACAGACTGTCCAGAACGATTATTTTTAGACACTTCCTCCGATCCATCAGGAAATTTGTGCGGGAAAGCATCTTTCATTCGTGAATCTAGCGCATCATAGTATTCATTACTAGAGGGATCAAACCCTTCCTCTTGCACTAATTTCTTGTGTAAACCAAAAGCTGCAAAGGTCATTGCATCGTCTGTACCAAACCATTCGTTTTGCGAAGCCCAATCCTCTGCTTTCGGATCCGGAGCCGCTTGGGTTGGGGCGGGTACATATTGCTGTTCTGCTTGCTGTTGCGCATAAACTTGTTGCTGCGCTGCTTGCGCTTCTCGTTGCGCCTTGGCTTGTGCGTGTTTGTCGGCAGCAATGGTTAATTGAGCAATCTTTTCTTGCGCGGACATTTGACGATTTACATCGCCTGTCTCAATCGCATTTTTTAAATCTTCTTTTGCCCTTTCTTGTTCGGAAACGACGCGACTACCGTACTCATTGAGATAGTTTTGGTCGAGATTTTGAAGACGTTGCTT